GCGGCGAAGGCATGCCGTGGATGGCTTATGTCGAAGGTCATCACGACGTCTTTGCGCTTGCACAGACCGCCGAGGCCGAGATCCGCGCTGCGTTCCCGCATCACCTGACCGAGGTTAACGATTGCCTTGACGAAGCGGGCGGTGCTGCACTCGCGCATTTCTGGCTGATACGCACCCAAGACGCTGGCGAAGTGCAGTGCTTCGAGATCGCCAGCGCTGAAGACACCGGCGCTTTCCCCGTAACCGGCGTGAGGTTCCACATATGACACAGCGTCAGAACTCCGACGACTATAACGAAGGCTACGAGGCAGGCTTCGCGCGCGCGATGACGATCACGGGCCGCGCCAAGCCTCCTCAACATTTTTATGCATGCGAAATCTGCCTCTCTAACGAAGGCGACATGGACGGGTGCCTGTACCCGGCTGAAGAGATCTTCGAAATGCGCATGGGGCTTCGGCTTTGCAGAGACCACGCCAAGGAAGTGGGCGGCGGCGATCTATCCCGCCCCCTATCTCGCCGCATCTTAAACTGCATGCCGCATCCCGACGACGACGCAATCGATCAGTTTGCACTCGGCATGAAAATGAAAATGGCGGTCAAGCGAGCCGAAGGCTTCAACGGCTGGCACGACAAGCAGCAATTGAGCGCCGAAGACCTGTCCCGTATGTTGCGCGAGCATGTGAGCAAAGGCGATCCGTTGGACGTGGCGATCTTCGCCATGATGCTTCAATTGCGCATGGAGCAGATCACAGAAGCGGCCCCAATGCTGGGAGGCGCAGAATGAACGATCGCAGCCAGCGCCGCGAAGTCCGCAATCCTGTGCTTTCCCTACCTGCTGTTAAGCGGCTCGAAGAGCTTGATCCTAGAACACGCGCGATCGTCTCCGAGCTGCTGGCTGATTTGGCTGGCGACGCCAGACGTCGAGCACAGCAATCATGGCTGAAGAACAAGGGTCCTATGGCCGCTTACTGGAAGGCCGTTGGCGCGTATGCCGCGCACTTCGGTCGAGTAGTGAAAATGAACCCCAAAAAGAAGAGCAAGGAAATCGCATCATGACCGCAAGCAATAAACAAAAGTCGCAGCAGCTTTCCGTCAAGATCAAAGACGGTCAACTCCAAATATCCATAGGCGTCGCCCTGCTTGCGTTCGCAACCCAGCAGCAAAATCAATGGCCGGAAGACTTTTTCGTCAGCGACATCGATAAGTTTTCGAAGTCCCTCGCCAGTCGGCTTAGGAGAGAGCAAGAGGACGGAACTACGCCCGTTCATCGTATGCTCGATCAGGCAGCAGAGGAGGTGATCGAGCAAGGTGACGAAGGCGTTGACGATGGTAACGTGGAGGACGGCATTGCTGCCGCAAAGGCGATACTGGACGCCGGGACAGCCGGAGGCGAAGCCGATGACAAGATCACACCAGATCAAGCTTGGACCGAGCTTTGTGAGACGCCGGACATCACGTCGCCGGAAGAATACCCAGACCACGCGCTGATAACGGCTGAACAGCTTCGTAACTTCATGGAACGCGCAATCTAGTTGTTTTCACGGCTTTGCCAGCGGCGAAACGCCATCACCGAGGAAACTTTGTGACACCGCTTGCAGAATCACACGGAATCACTGTTTACATGTAAATATGACAGCTAATGACAAACGCACCATTGTACGGAAGAGCGTAGCGGCTCTGAGAGCAAAGCAAGCCGCCGCAGGCTTAGTGAATGTCAGCATCCCCATGCCGGGGGATATAGTAGCAGAGATTGACCGTTTGAAGCAGGAGCGTGGGGTTTCGTCCCGCGCACCGATATTGGAAGAGGCCGTCAGGTTTTATTTAGAGCAAACAAGGGCATAAAGTAAAAAGCCCCACCTTTGGCGAGGCGGGGCTTTTTGGTCAAGCAGTCAAAAACTATCTTGGGGCAGTTCGATAACCTCAAGATAGTTCAGAATTAACGAACCCGCAAGAGTCTGTCTTTTGCGGAGACGATGATTTTTTGTCTCTTGTCCATGCCCTCTTTTGAGAGGACAGAGGAACTATGTTCCAGCAGATCGGCGTAGTGCAGGCGAAAACCGGCACCAGACGAACCGGCGCACCCGTGCGCAGAAACTCCCGCCTGAAGGGCAAATGCGAAGCCGTATTCTGGAAGGCGACGCCCCGCGACGAGGCTCGCGAGATCCTGCTTGCCGCGCGCAAGTATGAGCTTGCCATGAAGCAACCAGGTAAGCGCACCGGTCCTCTCGGCCACGTTGCGCTTGAAGTGCTGGACTACTTCACCAACCTGGTTGATTTCAACAATGGCCGTCTCGAACCGTCGATTAGTACGATCATGGAAAAGATCGGTCGCGCACGAGCTGCTGTATGCCGCGCGTTGGACGCGCTGCGCACCCACGGCTTTATCGATTGGCTACGCCGCTACGAGCCCACCGGCAATGACGGTGCAGGCCCGCAGGTGCAGCAGACAAGCAATGCCTATCGTCTAAGCCTCCCTGCCCGCGCCAAGGCGCTGTTAGGCAAGTACGCGAGGAAAGCCCCGCCCTTACCCGATGACGTGCAGCAGGCCCGCCAGGAGCGCCAGGACGCGATCAAGGCGCACATGGATAGTCTGTCGTCTGCCGATCGCTTGCGCGAGACAGTAGAGGACAGGAAGCGCGCCGAGCAGCTCGCCGGCTATGTCGAGCGTGCCGCGCAGAACCGCGCACAGCAGGCCGCTAAAACCCCTGAGAGGGCATCATCCAAGCAGATGCAGTTCCACTACGTCGAACCAGCTACAGCGAATCCCGCCCTCGCCCGCTTCCGCAAAAATTTGCAGGCACGAAAGGCCGGAAAGCTTTTGAATGAGCGTGAGTTCACTGAAAGAACTGAATCCGGTCCTGATTTTTATAATCCTACGGATCAATAAGCGGACGCCGCTTGATCGGGCCGCTACCGCGTCCCTGCGGCGGTTCCGAACCGCGTTAAAGTGCGGTTCGGCGGCAACCTATACGCAGTTTCAGCACCGACAACACGCTTGGATAGGTCTTTTGGCTCATGAGAGGGTGCAAGGGGAAATGGCGAAGAGAATATTATTCCAAAGCATCCGGAGAGGCGTTTTCAGCTTCGCGTTTAAGTCGTGCGATCACCTGCCGACTGGCAGCGTATTTGCGGGAGGCACCCGATATGCTCATGCCCCCGCGCAGATCCGCAAGCATCGCTTTCGTTTGCCGTTCGCTCAGTTTTGGTGGCCGACCGAATTTTTTGCCCCCTGCCCTCGCCCGGTCCTGCCCGGCCCGGGTCCGCTCGATGAGCAGATCCCGTTCGAATTGCGCGACCGCGTTCAGAACATTCATCGTCATGGCGCCCGCCGAGCTGGTCAGGTCCAATCCGCCGAGCTGGAGGCAATGAACCCTAACCCCGTTTTCGGAAAGCATCTTGACCGTGCTGCTGACATCGATCGCGTCGCGCCCCAGCCGATCGAGCTTCGTGACGATCAAGACGTCGTCCGGCTCCAGGCGATCGAGAAGTTTTTGAAACCCACCGCGCTTCGATGCGGCCAGACTTCCCGACACGGTTTCCGACACGATCCGGCGCGGTTCTATCTTGAAGCCAGCTGCCTCGATTTCCATGATCTGGTTTTCGACCGTCTGGCCGACCGTGGACACCCGAACGTAAGCAAAAACCCGCGTCATCTTGTTTCCCCTGCCTGAAAATCAGCCCCAGCGTTACGGGCATGCCGGAAAAGCTTTGAGGGGATTTTAGGGCAGATGCAAGTAAGGTGCCGTCATATGGACGATTTCGGGCATCGTGTTCCGGCTCTTGACATGGAAATTGAGTCGCCTATTTTTAAGCGGTTCCCTAAACACCTACAGGTCTTCGTAATGTTTTCGAGGCCAAACCTTCTCGGTGCTGACAATGAAGGTTAAACACCCACAGCAAGGGAACGTAGTGAAACATGCGGTCGCCACTCGACTAGTTTGGGCAGGTCCGATTCCTTCTGTTGCGTCAGCCGACACGTAAGGACGACCTTAGCGCAGGTTCACTTCTGAGCGTTCGCGGAGAGACACCATGTTTGGCTTTGCCTTCTGGTGCCTACTGCGGCATGGTCAGGAGTGATCGATATGCGATCTCAATTGTCCAAGGCCGCTGTTCAGGCACTTCCAGCTATCCTAATCCTTTTATTCGCAGCGTTCTGCGGTTATGCACTCGTTCGCCTGCTCGATCCTGAAGAGCTCAATCTCTGGATTTTCAAGTATAAGGCGCGAAGCACGATCATTGAGCAGCTGCCGACAAAATGATGCGTTAACGTCAATGTGCGTCAATGATGACGCAGTATAACGCGTCAACGTCAACGTGCGCGCTTGTTAACGCGCCATAAAGAGTTATGCTGCATCTTAACGCTACAACGTTAAACATGAAGGACGCGAGCATGCCTGTCATCGCAGTAGCAAACCCTAAAGGCGGCGCTGGGAAGTCTACCAGCACGCTAGTTCTAGCAACGACGCTCGCGCGCCAAGGCGCGTCAGTCACGGTTTTGGATTGCGACCGCAATCAGCCGATAGCCGGATGGAGGGCAGGGGGGTCTAAAAATCCTGTAGTGGTTGACAGCGCCATCGACGAAGAAAGCTTTAAAGAGAAGCTGGACCACCACCGCCGCAAGTCGCAATTCGTCTTCGTGGATCTGGAAGGCACCGCCAACCGCCTCATGTCCCGCGCACTCTTCCGCGCTCATCTGGCGATCATTCCTATCCAAGCAAGCCCAACAGATGCCGAGCTGGCCGCAAAGGCGATCCATCTGATCAAAGACGAGGGGGAGTCGTTCGATAAGGTCATTCCTTACCGCGTTCTTTTCACGCGCACGTCGCCACAGATCAAAACCAAGATCGAACGCCAGATTTTCGAGCAGTTGAGTGGCGGGGAAATTCCCCAGTTCCGAAACCACCTGAACGAACGCGCTGCCTATAAGAGCATGTTCTTTCATCAGCTCGACTTGGAGGAGATGGACCCCGCCGAGGTCAATGGCTTGCCCCAAGCCCGAGACAACGCGCTGAAACTCACCGCCGAGCTTATCGATATGATTGCAGAGAAGGATGCCGCAGCATGAAAGACCTTGGATTTGGAAGCAAGCTGGCGGGTATCAAGCCGGATGACGAACCAGACATGGATATTCCCGACCGTAAGCTTGACGAGGTTGCCGAGCGTCACGGCTTTGTCTCGCGGGAGCCGATCCAGAAGGTCACGCGCCGCAAAGAGGCAGAGCCTTCTGCAAACCTCAATATCCGACCTCCCGTCACGACATATAACCGCTTCGTAAACTGGGCGATGGAAAACCGCTTAAGCTATCCGGAGGCGCTTAAAGAGCTAATGGATCGCGCCAAGATATAATCACGCACATGCGTCAACGCGCGTTAACGCAAACGATGAACGTTTATAGAGCCGCCCGAACTCTCAAGCGGCTCTATCTGCCTTATTACAGCTCATACTCTATCACGAGATCAATATCATCCGTGGCGAGGTTCAGTTGCCGAGCAATATGAGCCTGCAAACTGTCCTGGTCGAAGAAGCCGTTCCCCAGATCAAACGATGTAGTGACATCGTTTTCATCCCAGTCGCGGATCTCTGTGACCGCAAAAAGGCCCCCGGCGCCGACTCTTTCAGCGGTCTCTGTTTCTGCAAAAATGTAGTAGTTGGTCATATGAAAAATCCTATTAAGTGATTGTTATGGTGAGGTTTGTTCCTCATTACTATTTATGATTCCGCGAGCGCAAAATTCGTCGTTTCAGGCATTTTTTTTCACTTTATTTGAAGAAAGTTTTCTTGACTTTTCGGCCTATGCACATGGCGGGCCAGACGCTTGACACCTTCCTGAAACAAGAACATTTATAGAACAAAAAGGAAGGACCATGCCGCCCCGATTGATGCTAACCCCTGAAGAAATTCGAACCACGATCAGGAGGCCGCTTAGCCTTCCGATGCTGGTTTACTACGGCCAGGAATGGCAGGTTTGCTATAAGGCCAAAGGCAAGATGCCGGGCGGCAGGATCGCGATGGCGTGGGTCTATGGCCGGGAAAGCATCTTCTTTTGCGAGGTAGGGCAGGAGAGATACCTGTTCGACTTGCCGAACCCGAATGAGAAACCTTTTTTCGATAACGCCTTCAATCACAGCGTCGATGAGATCAACGAGGACGGAAGCCGCATTCGAAAGCTGGGTGGCGCGCAAAATGTCATGGCGGCAAACGCCATATATCAGGTGCATAAATTTAACTCTTCCGGCATCATCCGGTTGAGCGAGGGCGGCAGGATTATGCGCCGTTCCGATCAGGAAGATTGATAAGCTCTAGTCACTTTTCCCCTTGCAATCCTGTATCCAATTGGATACATAGAATGCATGAGCACTTTTAAGACATCACCGCAGTTCGAAAGCTGGTTGCAAAACCTGAAAGACGCCAAGGGCCGCGTTCGTATCATTGCCCGCATCCGGTCGGCAGAGCACGGCAACTTCGGCGATTGCCAGCCGGTGGGCGAGGGTGTTTCGGAAATGCGCATTCACTTTGGCCCCGGCTACCGCCTGTACTACACGCGCAAAGGCGAGACCGTTTATTTCCTGCTGATCGGCGGCGACAAGTCCAGCCAGAAGCGTGACATTCAGAAGGCCATCGAAATGGCCCGCACCCTGTGAAAGGAAGGATCATGACAGAGTTTAAGAAATTCGACGCATCGGAATATCTGCACAACGATAGTGACATGCTGGAATATCTGTCCGTCGCCATGGAAGATGAAAACCCGGACGTATTTATCACGGCGTTGAGCGACGTCGCCAAGGCGCGCGGCATGGCAAAGATCGCGGAAGCGTCCGGTCTTGGCCGTGAAAGCCTGTACAAAGCACTTAAACCCGGCTCCAAGCTTCGCTATGAGACGATGCACAAAATCGTTCACGCGCTAGGCTTCCAGCTTGTTTTAAAGCCCAGCCTAAGCGCTGCCTGATAGCGAAGAACCGCGTAGCAATATCATCCCACCGCGGCTGTTCTCGAGGAGGATCCTGCAGGCGTTTTCAGTCATCACGCGCGCAATAAATTTCCACGATCGACGCGCCGGCAGGGCCTATTTTTAGAATTTCGTTCCAAGCGCCAAAACGCAAAAAGCCGCCCGGATCGCTCCGCGCGGCTTTCGTTTATCCTATCGGCAGATTTGGTATTCCCGGTTCCTTGCCATCAAGGATGATGACTTCACCGACACTCTTTCCCTTGCCGCCCGCAACGGAGTAGGTGAGGGCGACAGAGACGATCGGGAAACGCGAGAACGCTTCTCGCACTTCTGGTGTGTCATTGAGTGAAACCATAAAGCGACCTTTGATCAAGGCCAGCCGGTCGGCCATTTCCGTAAAGTCCTCACGCTTGAAGACGTTCTTTCCGTAGTCGGTTTCGCAACCGAAATAGGGCGGGTCGAGATAGAACAGCGTTCCGGGCCGGTCATATCGCTCGATGAGATTTCGCCAGTCCAGGCACTCGATGACGACACCAGCAAGCCGCTCGTGGACTTCCTCAAGCACCGGCATAAGCCGCGTGACATTGAACCGCGCGCCGCCCGTGGTATCGACACCAAAATTGCGGCCTGTGATCTTTCCGCCGAAGGCAAGCTTCTGGAGATAGAGGAAGCGCGCAGCCCGCTCCAGATCAGTGAGGGTCGAAGGATCGACCGACGCCAGCCGGTCAAACTCACGCCGTGATGTGATCTGGAATTTCATCACTTCCATGAGCTGGGGAAAGTGACGCTGCAGAATTCGAAACAGCGTCACCACGTCGCCGGAAATGTCGTTGATGACTTCAGCGCGCGGAATGAGGCGACGGCGTAGAAAGACGCCGCCCATCCCGGTAAAGGGCTCGGCATAAAGATCATGCGGGATTTGCTCGATGAGCGCCGCGATCCGTGCGGCCAACTGCTTCTTGCCGCCGAGATAGGCAGCAGGAGGCGAGACCGGACGGACTTCCGAAAAGTGAAAAGCATTTTGCATTGTGTCTGGTTACTTTTTCTGACAAACCGCCCCGGCCTGCGCAGGCAAAAGGGTGCGGCAATAACCATGTGTTTTGTCGGGCGGGGTTCGACTCCAATCTGTCCCGCTGTTGCAGTCGTGAGGCTGCAACCACCCGCAAGGGCATTGCAAAACGGGCCGGAAGGAAAACCCAACCGGCCCGCTTTAAGGTCATCGTCTGAGAATGAGAGAGAATAGGTTTTTTACGGCGTCGGCGAAGGTCACGCCCATCGCCATTGCGCCAAAGCCGACGACTGTCAGGCCTCCGACACCCATGAGTTTCCAGCGCTGAATATCGTCTGTCACGGGCTTCATTGCCTTGACGTCTTTCGTCACGGTTGAAACGACATCATCCAGCCCTTCGACCGTTGGCTTCATTTCCGAAACATCAGCCTTCACGACGGCGACGGTTTGTTCGACGTCTCCGACGCGATCCACCATTTCATCGAGCCGCCGATGCACGACAGCCCGACTTTCAGCTGCCTTGTCTTCGGAGCGCCGGGCCTGATCTTCCATGCGCCGTATCGAGTCTTTAAGCCCCTCCATTCCCTCTACCAGCCGTCCGAGCTGCTGGTGGATAGACGGATCAAAGTCACCAGGTGCCATAGCTCAAACCACCCCCCTTGCAGACGCGGTCTTTGCTACACGCTTGACCGGAACCAAAAGAGGCTCTGGTGTAGTCGTAGAAGGCGGCGCAACGAAGAGTGCGGCGGTCTACGAAATCCGCAGCAAAGTCCCACCGCAATTGTGTGTTGCGGGGCTTTTCGATTCCGTACTTCGGAATGACCCTGTCCATCTTCTTCCGGCACTCTTCCGGTAGATCAGGAAGATTAACACCCGCCGACGTCTTGCCCCGCGTATCAGCGGCGGCAATAAGCCTCGCCTCTTTGCTCGCACAGCCAGCGGCGATCATCATCGCTCCAGCGGTAATCACCGTCATCCATGTTTTGATTGTCATCTTTGATTGCCTGTTCGAGTTGGGCTTCGAGCTTCTGTTGGGTGAGGGCGTCGGCCACCGCCCGCTTGCGGTAGTCTTCGAGCGCCAGCGCAGCGGCGTTGCGCTGGCGTTCCATTTCGGCGGCCTTCGCTTCAGCGGCTGTCTTTTCCGAAAGCAAAACGTAGCCTTTGAGCAACGCCGCATCATGTGAGGAGAGCCACAGCCGGAAGCCGCCAATAGCCAGCAAGACGCAAATGATGAGGGCGGCTAAGCGCCCTAGGAGTGACGTCGGGAGAAGGAAGCTCATAGCCCGCTCACGCACAGCTCGGCTTCACCGACGCGTAGGCCGTCGCCCATCTCGCGACGGTTGACCAGGCCGCGTACGATCCGCTTACCTGCCTTGTTGAAGGCCGTCTGAGCTTCGCAGGCAAACCGCCACATGCTGGCTTCGATGCGACCCTTTGCGGTCGATCGGCACCATGCGTCGACCCCGAAATTGTAAGCGCCCGATATCATCGAAGCCCGAACGCTGACCGGCGCTTTCGCGAGGTTTGGCGAGCATTCCATGATCTTCTGGTAGTAGTCGTCATGCACCCGGCGAAGCAGCATGTCGAAGCATTGCGCCTTCGTCTTCGTCATGCCGGGACCGATGCCCTTCGTTTCTCCGTAGCAAATATCCCAGATCTTGGCGAAAGGATCCCAATGGGATTTCAGAACCAGCCCCTCCCAAGGGATGATTGCTTTTTCGACTGCCAGTATAACGGCAGGATCCATCTTCTGCTCTGTGGCGTAGCGATCATAGATCGCATAGCTGCCACTGGCGATGCCAAGGAGGACGGAAGCAATTGCAGCTCTACCGCGCTTCGTCGGCGTGATCTTGTTGATCGGCATCGATCATACCTTTCTGAACGAGGATTCGGGAAATGAAGGCGGCACAGGTCGCGCCGCCCGAAAGCGCAGCGAACAAGCCGCGCGGGATTTCGAAGTAACCGTCAATGATGGGAAGGAAGACTTCGATGCCGGACAAGAGACCGGCAATCAGGATCCATCGAATGGACCAAGCGCGTTTTAGCACCTGCCACTTATTGGCGATAAACATGGGGGTTTCCGGATTGTTAGAGATAAACGCTAAGAGCGTCCCTAGAGATCGGCCTGTTAGTCCGCCTGTGGCGAGGCCGTCTGTTCTGCTTTGAAGGCATTGATCCGGTCATCGCGCACGATTGGCGGGACATCATGCGGAACATGCAGCGTGTTCGTGTTTCCCTCTGGATACACCACGGAGACGGTAATGTTGCCTTGCGCGTCGTACTGCAAGTAAAGCTCGACTTCTTCCATTCACGCCACCTTGAAGAATATGCCAGCGTAACCGCTGTTGTTGCCTCTGCTAAAGTTTTGGCCGGTTAGATCAGGCCAAACGCCGAAAGCTTGAGTGTTCCCCAAGAACGAAACCGATGATGCCGTTCCTGACGCCACCTGTGATGCCGTACCGCCAAGAAGGGCGGCGATGAAGGTCGAGTTAGAACCAAAGGCTTGAAAAACGGCTGTTGTAGTGTCGCCGTTTATGCCCATCCAGTAGAGGCCGGGATTGAGCGTTATGTTTCCGCCGACCAGAGCGCCACTCATCGCGCCGGTAGTGCCAGCCGACATATTGGCAGTAGCGCCAAGAACATTGCCGGAGGGGAGCTTCGTGACGGGATCAGCGGCATAGATCGCAAGCTGAAAAGCTTTGCCGCTTTCGGCAGTGGTCACGCGAACCGCTAATTCCGATATCGTAACCCGCTCTTTGATGACGATCGGATGAAACTTGATCTGCCCGCCAACGACTGCGGCCCCGCCAGAGACAATCGTATTGATCCCTTGATAATAGTTCCCCGGCGTGTAGCCGAAGAAATCGGAATTATCTTGCCGAACCCAAGACGCCGCCCCAGCTGCTGCATCTCGGCAAATGTACTCGATACCCGTTGCGGTATTGAGCCACTTGGAGTTTACCGAGAAGCCATCGTTCGCATCGTCAGTGACAGTCGGATTTGTCGTTGATGCTACATTTTTAGGAAGGCCGTCGATCGCCTCCAATGCAGCATTGATCATGGCGCGAGCTTCAGCGCCGGTTGCTTTGCTACCGATCTTTCCGATAGGCATCAGGGTGCATCCTTCCAAATTGCGGCATCATCCCAAACGCCGTCGTCATTCCAAACGCCTCTCGCCAAAATCCAAGCCAACACCGGCGCTAAGGCTAAGGGGCGGCTGGCGGCGAGACCGAAACCAAGAGAAAATCCGCTCATGCGCGTGGTTCCTTGAAGCCTCGTACGGCAGTCTCGATCGGCGTTGCAGTCCTGATAGAAACCACGTTACCAGGCGATAGACCGGTCGTGATTTCACGGGTGAAACCATGCTCCAAGATCATGTAATCTTTAGTATCCGGATCTGGAGCGCCTTTCGAAATGCAGAGGTAAACGGGTTGCTGGCAGTCCACCTGCACGCCAAATCGAGAATATGTCGCGCCATCAACGATCTCCTGCCATTGAGCAGCGCCGGGCGCTTCAAAAGTGAGCGTTACTTCCATAGGTCGGTTCCTTGATTGAAGTTTTAGTTTTCGTCGGTGCGCCCCAGACGAGGCGTGAGCCACTGCGACGGCGTCTTAGGCGTGCCAGGCGCGCTATTCGGCGCGACCTTTCCGTAGTCCTTCGCTTTCGTCGACGAGCTGCTGTCGAAAGAGTTTTCCGCGTCGGACTCGCCGCCTTCCGAGGAGGAAGACTTTCCATCGTAGAGTTTGCCGGAAATGTCCGTGGTAAAGGTGCCTTTCGCCGCATACTTGTGCGTCGCCGTGTCGATCACGTATGGAACGCCATCGAGACCGGGACGGATGCGGGCGTAAAGCAGCGGCGCACCGGCGCAAATCGAAGTGTCGCCGATCACCGTGACCGAGGTGCTGCCCTCGCCACGCTTTAGGCTTTTAGCTTTTGCCTGCGCAGCCTTATCGGCTTCAGCGGGTGAAGAGAACGCCTCTGGAATGCGATAGACGCTATCGCCGTCCGCTTCCGCATCCGCCTCTATTTCGACGCGCTGCGCCTTGTCGCTGTCCTGATAGTAAGCAACGACCTTGCTGTACTTCGTCCGATCGCCGACTTCGAACTTTAGGGTGCCGAGCTGCGCAATTTCAGGCGTAACGATGACGCTACCAATGTTCTTGCCGCTCGCGGCTTTACCCGAACCGAGGCTGGAAAAGAGCAAGCGGCTTTGTTTGATCGAGAACAAGCCATTATGCCGCTCCGCAAGCCGCCGCAAAAAATGGATGTTGCTTTCATCCTGTTGGCCGATCCAGTCATAAGTGAACTTGGATAGTTCGGGATCGATGGCAGGCGTCAGGCCGCTTTCCTCAGCGATCTGCGAGACGATATCGCCCAGGGTTTTCTTGTCCCATGCGCGTTCCTGCCGCTCCTTCAGCTTGCCGCTTCGGAAGTCCACGGCATTGCCAGAAATCTTCATGCTGTAGGGCAGGCAATCGCAACTGATCTTGTCAGCAGTGAAGGTGCCAAGCGATGCAAGATTGCTGTCGTAGCCCATCCTGACGCCGATTATCGCACCCTTTCGCGGCAAAGCGAGGAAGTTCGGCGGGCCGTCGTTAAGTTCGATATCGATGGTATCCGATTTCAGACCTTCTTTGTCGGTCACAGTGACAGACTTCAGTCGCTCGTAGAAACCGCCTGCGACCGGCGCACCATCAATGGTGATTTCGACGCGTGGCTTCATGGCTAGTCCCAGAGGCTGACGAGGCGCGCTTGCGTCGTGGTGGATGAGAAGGCGGGCATGATGATCTTAGTGCCGATCGGCAGCACCGGGCCCAGCGCCGCGAGGCCGGGATTGGCCTCAATGACCGTTTCAACGACTTTTGCCGTTCGGCCATAATGCGCGAGGCAGGCGAGATCGACCGTCTCTCCCTGCTTTGTCGTGTAGATATCTGACATGGAAAATCACCGAAAAAGGTCAGAGAGGAAGCTGGTAGCGCGATCGAGAATACTGCCGCCCGATAAGGGGAGGGTGTCGGCTTGACGCTTCAGCTTTATGGAATAGGCATTGCGCGCCGCAACACCGCGCGCATTGTGGTGCGACTTGTCTTCTTCAATGCCTTGAACGGTGAAGACGCCTTGAATGACGCCTTCGGCGGCATTGCCTGTAACCAGCATCATCGGCACACCAGCCCCGGCCTGCGCTACAATGCCGTCAAGCTGAGATTGCCCGCCAAACTCTTCAGTGAAGATGACGCCGGAAATCGTAATTTCATCCGAAGTCGGACCAGTCCACTGCATAGGGTTGAGGGTCTGCCCGACCGGAATTTCCGACCAGGCCGTGTTTACCGATCGCTTGATGCCCTGATAACCGAAGCCCAGCGCTTCAAAGGCGAAATCGCCGAGCATCATTGATGTGTTGCCGGACATGGAAGACTCTCCAAAATGCGAGGACTCGACTCCCTCCGACCGATCTGTATTTTCGGCCTCGGTAATAGTCGGGGGTTTGCGTGGATAGTTGGTTTTACAATATGGGCGGCAGGCGCTTTGGGCCGGTCAATGAAGAGGATCTGCGATCGCTCTTTGCGGACGGCACGATTTCAGGCGACACCCTTGTTTGGAGCGCAGGATCTGGCGGCGACTGGAGAAAGCTCGATGAAGTCGAGCAGTTCAAACCGCCAGCCGGTAGTTCACCGCCGCCCTTGCCACCGTCTGCGATCAGCGATCGTTGGGCATGGGGGATGGCTTTAACGCCGTTGCCTATGTTTGCCCTTGACGTTATCGCCGCCCGTGCGACAGGTCGCGGCTTCGATTTCGGTACTTACGCGCTGATCAGCCTGATCTTTTATCTGACCTGTTTAGCTCTTGATAATCGCGCCGTAAGCGAGGCCGGTTACGGTTCAAGAATGCGAGGGGCTGGCGCGTGGCTGCTAATTACCCCAGCAGCGTATTTGTTCGCGCGATCGAGACGCTTAGGCAAAAGCCTACTGTTAGGTTTCGTATGGATAGCAGCTTTCCTGCTACCCATACTTCTTCTTTTATGGCTTCGAGGCGAGATCTAGCTCTAGTCGCTAAACGCCCCCTCAGTCGCCCGCTGCACTTCATTGCCGAGTTGTGCAGCCGCTGCGCTCCCAGCCGCTTGAGGATCTGCAACGCCCGTGATGTTAATCGGCGCATTCACGGTGACAGTGACTGGCTGCTGGTTTGTCACCCGCACATCCTGTGTCCCGTTCGGCCTGGTCATTTCCGCGATCGACGTCGCGTCGATGCGAACAATGTCATCAGCCGTCTTCCCCGGCAGTGTGTCAGTCGTTCCGCCATAGCCAGCAGCACGAGCGCGGTTCGCGTTGTCCATCGCTGCCTGCGCAGCCACACGAGACGACAGCCCCGCTTGCGGATCGGGGGCGGTTGGGGCAGTCAGGGGATCATCCATACCAAGAAGACGCAGCAGGCCATCGCGGTATTTCTTCTGATTATCAACCTGCTGCTGAAACGTATCGCCCGGCGTGTCACCCAAGCCTTGGACGGATAGACCAAAGCCTGCTTGCGAACCGAAGCCCTTCAGCCATTGTCCGGCTCGACTAATCCACGGCAAGACCTCTGGAACATTCCCGCCGCCTTTCGATCCTTTCGAACCCGGCTTGCTGCCGTCCCCACCTATTCCCGGAAACTCGCTCAAGACGCCAACCGTTTTCAAAACGGAGAGGGCAGCGCCAGCGCCAGACAGCAACAAAAGCGCCGAGGCAAGCTTTCTCACCGTTCCCGCGAGCATCGCGATGCCAGCAGCGTAGAGAAAGAACTTGAAGCCGTAACCCGCCATCTCAGTCATGAACTGCGCAAGCGGATTGTTCTGCATTGCATCATTCAGTTCGCGGATGGAAGCGCCCCATTCCTTGGCCTGCATGAATATGCTGCCGATACGATCGGCGGCGTTGGGATCGACCGGGCCGAGGAGAAGATCGCCGATATCATGCACGAGGTCGCGAACTCCGCCGTCGTAACCAAGCCCCTGCGTAAAGCCTTTCATTGCGGTCGTGAACTGGTCGAGTATTGTCACGCGGTTTCCGAGCGTATCGATGATTTCACCGATCGCCACCGCGCCCTCACGGATGGAGGGCAACATACCGTCACCCATTTCCGAGAACTTGTTCGAGATCTTGTTTCCAAGCAGATCGAGAACATTGCGCGTCGTGTTGGCGCGCTGGACATACTCTTGAAAGGCCGAACCAGAATATTTCGTCCGATCGGCGACAGCGCCGAGCGCATCATCCAGCAGTTTGATGTTACCAACAAGCGGCATGAAGGCGCTTGCCTCATCACCGAAAAACTCTGACAGCAAAGAGGTCTGTTGATGCTTCGGTGCCTTGGCGATCGCCGTCAGCACCTTGCGCATGGTGCCTTTCGCATCCTTCTGCATGTCTTTCGCGATCGACGGCAGGTGCAGGCCGAGCGCCTTGGCGGCATCCTTCTGCGACTTCTTGGCGAACTCGCCTTTGGTCAAGGCCCGGATGACGTTCTTTAGCGCCGTTCCTGCGGTGCTGGCGTCGGAACCTGCCGCGATCATGGCACTACCCATGGCCGCGACGTCTTCCTTTGCAAAGCCGCTCATTTCACCGATCGCGCCGACGCGCAGCATGAAATCAGTTACGTCCTTGGCCTTGGACGCCATATTGTTTGAAAGGTGGTTGATGGCATCGGCCATGTCGCCAGTTTCGCCGACTGTCAAGCCGAGCTGCGTTTTCAGCTTGGCGAGACTTTCACCCGCATCGGCGGCACTCATATCGAACGCGACACCAACACGCGCCGCCATTTCGGCGAAGCTTGTCAGATCCTCGGTCGCAATGCCCGACTCGCCAGCCGCAGCAAACAGCGCAGCAATCTCGGTTGAGGCGAGGGGGATTTCGTTTGACATGCGCCGGATGGAGCGGCGCATATTTTCGAACTGTTCGTCCGTGGCCTCGACGACTTTTTTCACGTCAGCGAAGGCGGTCTCAAATTCGATCGCGGATCCTGCCGTAGCCGAAATTCCCTCACGCGCACCGAGATAGCCGGCACCCAGGGCAATTGCTTGGCCCATGAGCCCGCGCATGGGCGCGAACGCCTTCATCTGCTGGTTTTGTAGCCGGTCGAGCGTCCGAAAAATCGGCGCGGATTTGGCAACGACATCTTCCAGCAGGGAGATGCGCAGCGTGCTTTGCGTCACAGACATTTACTGCCCCATGATGTTCTTCAGTTCGGTAACTTTGTGGAAGTAGGCCAGCAGCTTTTCAGGCGACCAAAGCTCGATGGAATCGAGGGCCGTATGTCCGAAATGGGCGACGTAGACGGCGATCAATCGCCAGTCGTGGGTTTCTTCTTTTTTGTGTCGTTTCCCAACAACTCAGACGTGGCATCAACGATCTTGGAGAAATCTTTTGCGCCGATTTTTTTGAAAGCCGGAAGCGGAACGTCGGAAATGGAAGCGAGGATTGCAGACATTCTGGCAAGCTGCCCGGTCCCGATCTGGTCGCCGAGGATCAAGTCGCCGACAGTCGGCTCGCGGAAGGTGAGTTCGGAAAAAGTCTGGTCGCCATGCGTGACGGGCTTGGACAGCGAAACAGTGACGGTATCGGACATGATGGAACCTCTAAGGAAAGCGCACACGGCGCGGCAGTGCGGTCGATTGACAGCGCACGATGGGTTTGGAATAGATCTGAGAGATCGAGGAACAGACTATGACCGGAAGCCTAAGCGAACTTGCAAAAGCTCTTGAGCCGCTGCGTCAGGCCGGACATTCGTCAGAAGAGTTGGTGCGGGCTTGGAACCTCATTCAGAGGGCAGGGCCATCCGTCAGCGATCTTGCCATTGCACTAACGAAAAAGAGTGCAGGGGAGCCAAACGGCAACCCCGCCCCTTGAGGCCGCTAATTCAGCAGCAGCGCGTTGCGGATATCCGCATATTGTGAGACGCCGCCCACCTTGAAATCGAAGTCGTCGATTTCGTAGATTTCCGCGCCGTCGATTTCCAGCTTGTAGTAATTGACGTCAACGGCGTAGTCGTTTCGGCCAGGTCGCCGCCCTTCCATGTTCCCGCGTCGGGCTTATACATTTTGCCCCGGATGGAAACGACGGCGCTATGTGTGGTGCCGTCTTCATCCACTAGCGCGCCGGTAATCAGGAACGGAGTATCGACGCCAGGCTTGAGGCCGAAGAGTTTCAGGATCTGAGGATCAAAACCCGGCATCTTGAAGCCCATTTCCAGAGCGTTGTAGCCGAGGTGGACGTTGCGTTCCTTGATCATGCCAGCGTTGCGCATGGCCTCGCGCTTCGCTTCCGGCACGGGCAAGGTGATATCGCCGATCTGGCCCAGCTTGCTTTCGCGATCCGCCCACAACATGCAGTCGCGCAGGATGAAGCGGGGAAGTGTTTTTTCTGCCATGTCTGGCTACTCCTTATGCGGCAACCGCAAGCGGGCCGGTTTCGATCAGGCCGTTCACCTCGTCCATAAGCAGACGATAGCGAAGGATGTTTCGGTGGGTCGTGATGCGGATCTGCTCCATGATGCCGACCGGCTCAAATTCCACATCGAGGAAGGTATGACCGTTCGCCATCAGCGTCGGATCGTTGAGAACCGGGAACCAGCAGCGACCGCCAAGAATGTCCTGGTTGTTGGTGAACACGCGGATAGCCGCGTTTCCATCTTCCAGCATCAGCTTGTAATTCGCCTTGATCTGCTTCCGGTCCACATAGAGGAAATAGATATCCTCCAGCGCCTCGTTGATCATGTCGGCGGTCGCGCGGACGCTATCGAACTGCCACAGCGGATCATCTGTAGCGAGGCGGCTACCCCAGGTGCGGAATCCGCCGCGCTCATTGATGACCGTCGCCACCTGCTTTTCGTTCAGATAGTTGCTGTCATCCGGATACATGATCGTGCGCGCAACGCCGTCGATCGTGCGAATGATCTTGTTCGAGACCGAACCGGAAACACCTTCTTCAGAGGCCACCACGCGAGCGCGGACGCCAGCGAATACAGGCGCGACCGGCTTAGTGACCGGAACGCCACCGACGTTCCTGATCACCTTTGGATCAATGATCAGAATGCGCCCGCCGTTGATCGTTTCGCGGAAGCGCAGCGCCTCTGCGTTTGTCGTGTTCGGGCCACTGATATAGCCACGGGCGCGAATTTTCGGGCAGATGGTATTGAGGGCCGAGACGAAGGCGTTTGCAACATCGCCCACATTGGCAGTCGCCTGCGGCAACACCTTTCCGGCGTCCGCGCCACCGCCTGTGAACGTCAGAACAGGTGCCTGCGAAAGTCTCTTGCCGGGCTTGACGACTTGAACTTCGACAACCTTACCGCCATTCGCGCCCGTACCCATGATAGCCAGCAGCGTCGGCAAGCTCTTTCCCGGATCATTTCCGCCGCCCGTAGCCGTCACCACCGGTGCTTCCGTCATCTTCGAACCTTCGGAGGTCAACGATACGGAAACAACGCCGTCCTCCACCCATGCGCCCGTATCACCCGCCGTGATCACGACGCGCGGCTGATAACCAGTCAGCCCCTTGGCCTTCAACGCCGAGTAAATACCCGTACGCGCAACAGGATCGCCGATCAGGTTAGATTGCAGAACCGCCGCGTCTGCATCATGCGCCACGCGGTTGAGGATGCACCAAGAGCCGCCTTCATTGAAAACGGTCGTTACATCTTCCAGCAGGGTGCCAGCAGCACCCAGCGCCGCCGCCTGCTGCAGTGAGGTGACAAGCGTTGGATAGTTAAGCGGGAAGGCGGCAGGATCTGCGTCGGGCGCAGTGCCGTTGATGAATGTGATGCCTTGGCGCTGGACACGAAGAAGCGACGGGGTTGCCGCGCTTTCAACAAGTGTCACGCCATGAGCATAGGCGAGGTCGGCCATGATGGTCTCCTTTGGAAATAACCAGCGATGTTAGGGAAGGGGGCGGCGACAAAGCGCCTGGTCGTTTCAGGCCACGCAATAGATGCGGGGCGGGGCGTTAAACGGTACCAGAAGGCACCAATTCGGACGGAGCGAGGATCTGTGCGGCGCGGGTTTCGCCGAACAAAGCGGTAGCGATCTGCTGCAACAGCGGCCACAGTTCGTGGTCAGAGCGATATGATGAAGCGCTTTCGAAAATCTTGCGAGTGCGTAGATCCTGCTCGGCCATTGCCGCGCCGACTGCGTCAGCCTCATCTTTCGTCATCCGCTCCCAAAGGTGAACAGGGTAGAGAACGGCCACCATTTCAGGATCTGGCACGACAGGCAGCTCTTGATACTCCCATCCGCCATCCTTTGGGACGTAATTTTCGCCCGGCTTAAGCGGGTATGAGATCGTGCCTTCAGGGTAGGCTGACAAAATTTCTTGTGATGGTTCGGTAAGGGTTTGCCAGTACCCACGTTCAGGATGGAAAAAGCCGTGGGGGTCGTCCTCAATGACGTGGTTAATTGCTTCGGCCATGTGTCGCCTCCTTATCTAAGCTCAAGCCACTTTGTTAATCCAAGATAGGAACTTCCGGCGGTAAGTCGGTAGTAGTGATTTGGAGGTACTTCGAATATTGGGAAAGCATAATAATACGTAGTATCAGATGTACCAACAAATTGACCCCTATTTGGAGTCAGCCACGTATTTCCGTCAGAAGATACCTGTCCTTCACAGAAACCATATCTGGCCGAACCTGCGGGGGATACGACAATGGTTCTGCCAGTAGTATTCTGATATGCAACACCGGCCTGTCGATTGGCCTGTACATCCAGCCAGCTTTGACCAATGCCGAGACTTGGCGGAACGTTATTAGCCATATATTCTTTGACGGCAGCAGCGTCCGGAAACTTGTTCTGGACACCGGAAGCTATCTCAGATGAAGACGCCTTGTTACCGGCGTGGGGAACGACGTTTCCGTTGACCTTGAAGCCACCCTTCACGTCCCAAGTGCCAGAGCGGAAATCGTAATAGCCGTTGATGCTGCCATCGTAGGTCCGCATCGCCATGCCCCACCAACCGCTCAGAGAGAAGTTGTATGTGCCGAAACTCGCGCCGTCGCCATTGCCTTTGAGGAACCCGTTAAATTGACCGCCGTCCTCAAAGTTTGGAACGCGCAATTGCGTCACAGCCCAAAGGTCGTAGAGGATAGACTTTCCGTCCGCTCCTAAGGACATGGCAGTTTTCATGTTGGCGCCGCCAGCCCAACGGTCCGTTGAACATTGAAATACTAAACTTCCAACTTGGCCCTCCGGGGTGTCCTTTATAATTCGCCAGCCGGTTCCCGTGGCAGCGTCTCCCCACCACAGTTGCGGATAGTCGAACGCGAGCTTCAGGATCCACGACATAGAGTCGCCAGCCTTATTCAGCTTCTTGCCGATCGCTGTGTTCAGCAGCGAAATGTCCACAGCGAGAGCACCAAGAGCTTCTGCTGTGGCTTGCGCCTTCGCATAGTAAGACGGCAACTGCCCGCCGAGCTTGGCTGCATTAGGCGCAGTCCCGGCAAGTATGTCGTCGATCACGGCCTGTGCGTTCGCGATCGATTGCTGAAGAGCCGATAACTGAGGCGCAACACTGACTTGGATGTAATCAAGCGCTGCTTGAACACCTTGCTCTTGCAAGATTTCGAACGTGGCCTCGAGCGCTTCACGCGCCTTCAGTCGGGCGTCGAGATTAGCCATCACCCCGTTCCACAACGCCCGATCGATTTTCGTCGGAGGCCACGAGGGTAACTGATAGCCGTTAGACTGGTCGGGCATAGTCGATGACCTCCTCGCCATTGGCTTCGATGATGGCGGTAAGCATCGCACCCGCCATCTCGATTTCATCCAAAGGCTTGTAAGTGAACGCCCCGTGCTTGACGGACCGCGTCAGTTTCACGGCGTACTTCTTTTTTGCGGCATAGGTCGCCATAGATCACCTCACAGAGCGGCAATGAATGCATCCTGCACGAACGGCACGGACACAGCGTTGTTGGTGGTAGCCGCAGGGCGCAACCGGGCTTTCGTGGTGGCCGCGCCGAGCGAGTAAGTTGAAAGGAATGTCCGGCGCTTCGGTTCGTTAGGATCGACTGTGACCGTGGTCGCCGTGGGCTGGATGACCGTGTTCCCCACCCGAATAGCCGGGCTGAAGGTGTGAGCGTTAGGATCGAAGCGATCGACAGTGAATTGCGTTATGATGGCCGACGTCGAAACTCCGAAGTCGAATTCCTTGCTAACGGCCTTCATGTCGGTGCGATTGCGGGAGACCCGTGAAATCGCCTTGGCGTCGAGCTGGATCATCGGCTGCAAATCGACCGTACCCATCATCACCATGCGCAGTTCTACAGATGCCGGTAGGCCGACCAGCGGATTTGCTGCTGGGTCGCCGTCATCCAATTCCGTCCAGACGGTGCGCCCTGCAGGTCGGATTTCGAACGCGAGAGCGCAACCGGGTGGAGCCCAACCGGCAAACAGCATGTCAATTTCTGTCATGCCGTTCTGCAGGGTGAGCGCATGCATCGGAATGACCGTGCGCGGGCTGCGGAAACGTGCTGCGTTGACGCGGAAACAAAAGTCAATTTCTGTTGACCCCTGCGCGAAAGCGCCATCCGTGCAGACGAACTGAGAACCGCCTGTGAACTTGTTTGCCCCCGAAATGTGGACCGAATGCGCGCCTGTCGTGACCGTCACAAAAGCATAGCGACGTCCGCTTTCGAGCAGCGTGATCGGCAAAGCGAACTTATTCCAGCCGACCACCAAATCCGAATGCTTCAGCGTGCCGCGCGCCAGCACAGAATCAAACTTCGGCGTCCCTGCAGGCGTGGTTTCGGTAATCAGCACATGCACATCACCATCATTGCCGACACGGGCAAAAGAAATGTCCAAGCTGGTCATCTGCATCGGCTGCGCGACGAGGAACGTTTGCGCGTAGATCGAGCCGTTAAGACCGACTTCTTCGCTCACATAGTCCCAATAGCTTTCCGTGTAAGACTCGTAGCGGATGGTTCGCACGCCGTAGCGACGATGCCCGCCGCGACCGCCATATTCGGCGACGACTTCGAACGTTTCGCCGCCGATCGCAAACGTCATCCCGACGCGCGCGCCAGAAACAACGCCCGACCAATAAGCGTTATTCTCGCAGACCTCTTGCGTTGGGCCGTAGATGATGCGGGTGCGGGACACATCCTTCAGCACCGCAGTGATCTGCGTATGGACGAGCTGCGAGATATTGAGCGTGCTATCGAGCGACGCATTGGAGATCCGCGTTACCTCGTCGAAGGCGGGGACCATGCGCCGATTGCGAAACATGATGTTCGGATCGTCTTCGGCCTGCACTTCAAGACGAGCTTCGATCGTCGCCGCAAACGGGAAGCGAACGCCCTCATTGATACGCGCCAGCCAGTCGGCGTGCAGGTTGTCCCACTGGTCATAAGTCAAGCCCGGATCGAACCTGTAAGCACGCGCATCGTCGGGCAAGTTGAGTTGCAACCGGGCGGCACCCACGTCGCGCTGCATCTGCCGGATAATTTCCGGCCGAGGAATTTCGCTGAGCCTGCCGACGATGTTTGTGATCTGCGTTTCGATGGTCGATGTGCGCAGGAAAAGGCTGTCGAGATCGACTTCAAGCGCCGTCACGCGGCCTTCAACCTCGAACAGAGTTTTCACTCGGTCGCTGTTGCCTGGTTCGATCACATCGATGCCGGTTGACTTTAGCAGCACGTAAGCAATGCAGGCATCCGTTTCGGCGACGATCGGCTTTGCCGGAACCGGATTGGCTTCACCGGGCTGCACGAGCAAATTGACGACACGGCTGATCGTCTTCGGCGTGGTGCGTTGAACGATGACACTGGTTTCCGGGTCGGTCGAGGCTTCGAAAGGCCGGTTGGCGGTTTCGGTGATTTCTTCGCCGCGCAGCAGGATAGCGACCCAACGCTGATCGGAAGCAGCAGCCGGAATATTGAGCTGCAAGTTCAGGTCTTTTGGCTGCGCATGATCATAAACCACTTCACCATTCACATAACGACCAGGTGAAACAGTGATGGTCTGCGCAGACTTGCGACTGACCGTGAACGCGGCCCAATGAGCGGGATAACCGATAGCGTCACCCCAAACACGATCGGTCGCGGCTTGCGCTTGCGCGCCCATCGCTTCGAAATCGGCGTGTTCGGCAATTTCCGCTTCGTTAAAGAGAGTGCGCTTCATTGTGTCCTCAATCCAAACGTTGACGATCGCGGTAGCCGCCAAAAGCGCTACTGCCGTCAATTGTGATGTTGTCGTTAAAGGTGATGCCGCGTCGCCAGGCGAAGGAAACGGAGTAAAGCGTTTCCGGCGTCTTAGCCGTCGTCATTGCGCGCATTGCGCGGCGGATAGGTTCGAGATCAACAGACGTGATGGCGGATCGCCCGAAGGCGCTGCGCCCGATCTGTAAGCGGTTCTTTGGCGCGGTAAGCTTGAGCTTAACCAGGTAGTGCGCCACGAACGCCTTGTGCGCGATCGGCGTCAGTCCGATTACGGCTCGACCAAAGGTGAAGCGTGACGGATGCGCGATCCGGTCAATAATTTCCGCGTCCACGAACGCGAGATATCGCTTCAAGCCGACCAATGTTCCTTTCAGCGTCGCCAAAGGCGAAGCCGGATAGACTGTCGAGACGCCCGCACATTGCGCGATCATTTCGCGCTTCCGGTCATCCGGCCAATCGTCGAACCACAAATCAACCGAGTGATGCGCAGCAAGCCAAGGAAGGAACCGCGCAGGCGTTCGATACGGGTCCATGATTTCGGCGTAAGGGATAGGCAAATCATCCGACATGCCCGCCGCCAAAGCGTGTTCAAACTCGGCGGAAGACGACGGCAGAAGAACGGACACATCATTCACGGTCGCACCTCTACATCGATTGTGAGCGCAGTCATGACCGGCACTCTGTAAGGGTCAGGCTCAATCACAACAGGAGCGCGATCGCGCACCTTGATGATGCCAACGCCGAAAGCCGAACCGGAAAGCAGCCCTGCCGGTATCTCGCCGCCGATCAGCGTTCGATCATTCGCCGCGGCTGTCACTCGCTTGATGGCTTCAGCCTTCAGCACGTCAGGAGACGGGCCGACCGCGGGGACTTCCAGAACCAGCGAAACCGCATATTCGACACGGGACGCGGCCATGACAGAGATTGCAACAGCTTCCGGCGCGCGGTTGGGATGCGTAACAGCCGCACGGACGCTGGCAAGTTCTGCAGGGGTAGGAAGGCGACCTTCCGGGCCGATAACGACCACGTCAGTATCGCCAACGCGGCCATGGATAGCACGTCCATTTACGCGCGCATCCCATAGCCCCAAAGTCTTGTCAGCGGATTGCGGCCAAGCCGTCCAGGCATCGTATAGATATCGCCCGGCAGAGGCCGAGGCGGGAACATCGAAGGACAGAAGGTAGCGACGAAGCAAAGCGTCATCACCTTCCATGATAGCGGCTGCGCTTGAAGTAGCAGGCACGATCACAATCCGAGCGAGGTTGCGACCGGCTGCGATGCCTTCAAGATTGCTGCCCTTGGCATAGGCCGCAAGCAGCGCCCGAAATGCATCGTTCACGCGCTGGCGATCCATTAGGCGCAGATAAGACCAAGCCTCGCCGACAATGCCCGCAGGATCTGTTTCAAGGCTTTGCACGTCATAGGCAGGAAGCGCCGGGTTGATGGCGCGTTGCGTTTCCCAGAAGGCCAGAAAGCGCACTTTGAAGGCCGCATAAAGCGCCTCGAAGTCCAGCGCCTCGATGGCGTCAGGCGCAGGCAGACGCGAAATATCAATGCTGGTGGGGGCGTAAACAGCGAGTGTCATGATGATCTTTCCGCGATGACGACGCGCAGGCTCTGATCTTCCGCAATGGAATAGTCGCCGCGATGACCGAGAGGAAAATAGGTGCCGTAGATTTCGAGAGACAAAGCACCCGTCACATCGGCCCGCGTGACCCTGCCGAAACGCATTCGAAAGCGCGGTTCCCAAATCTGGATGGCGGTCGCCGACGCGGAGTAGAGTTTCAGGATATTGCGTGGCGTCATCTTCGCGTCGATCAGATCCGGAATGTCAGAGCCGAAGTCGCGACGCATGACGCGAGATCCGCGTGGCGTTTCCAAAATCTTCCTAATTGACTGCTGAGTGTGGTCCCAATCAGTCAGGGGCGCGCCGGTTACGGCGTTGACGCCTGTTGAGCTTGGCATCGGGATTTCCCTTATCGACAGGCATAACGACATTGCCGAACGGCGGCGCAAGTTCGCGCGCCTGATCGGCAGACAAAGAGATTTCCTCGCCAGCCGATCGCCAGCGCCCGGCAATCTCGCAGCCGGTTCTAACAATGTAATTTTTCACGGGAGCCCCTAGTCTACGGCGAAGACAGTTTCGGAGCCTTCGACGATAGGCCACTTGCCAGATGATGAGCCGCTTTGAACGTGGACCAGGTCGCCAATTCGAGCGACCTTCTTTCCACCTTCACCGCCGAGCTGCACGTTCGAAGACTGGACAATGACTGTATCGGCAGTGACTTTTGCGCGATCGCCAGTGGCCTCGATGACAGTGCTGCCGATCTTGATGTGAAAAGGCGTGTCGCTGTTTTCGCGGGCGTTCTCGTCACTATAGGTCGAGAAGTCGATTTGAGCGTCCGCGAGATCGCCGCTTTCCGAGACCACGTCAACCTGTTCGCCGACGCTGTAAAGCACATCAACCTTCACGCCACCGGCAGAAAGCGTTCGGGCTTTGATCCACGGCGTGAGGAACGGCTTTTTGCCCTGCTGGGACAGCTCGACACGATACTTGCTTTTATCGTCGCTGATTTCAGCGATCTTACCCTTTCGGCGACGGTTGCGATTTCTGCGTTCCAACTCGGCAATCCGAAAATTGATATCCGTGATGTGGTCGACAAGCCATTTCGTGGCGATCATGGCTCAAGCCCCCACAGGCGTCAGCAGCAGCGCATCGGCCTCGTCATAGATCATGCCGAAGCGTCGCCTTGCCGCCGCCAACTCGTCATCGTTGCCTTCGATCTGCGCTTTCATCAGCGCAAGTTTTGGTCCCATGTCTGGTTGACGCCGGACAAGATCAGCCTCGCATTTCGCGAAGAATGAGGTGAGAGGCGATGCGGCGTTCAGCGCCGAACCCCTTACCGGCTCTGCGACGGCCTCGACGGTCAGTTTTAGTTGATGAGCTGCGAGCCGAACGCCTTGCGTGTCGCCGCTCACCCGCGCCCGTTCAGACTTCTGATAGGTAAGGATAAGCGATCTAAAAATTTCCGCCCACTCATTATCGGGCGAGGCAAGCGCATCAGAGATCTGGCGCATCGTCAGATCGAGATGAAATTCGAAGTTGGCATCCGTGGCGGGAACGCCCTCAAGAATTACCTGCTCATCAGTGTTAGGATCCGTCGTGATATGAGGCGACGCTATACCCGCCTCGAAAATGAGGTCCACGTTCCCGCTACCGCCCAATGCGCGAAGCTGGAGACCGGACAGCACTTTGCTGTCATCAGCATAGACGGAAATAAATGGGCGATCCTTATCCGTCCGCAGGCTTCCGTTGGCATCGACATCGAGCGCGCCGATTTCGCTATCTAGGACGTTATCACCGACAAGGGTCTGACCTTTCAGCGCCTCGACAGCGCAGATGCGTAGCGCAATACGAACAATAGACATGGGTTCACCGAAGAATGTTCAGACCTGATTAAGGCCGATGATGAGGCGCGTGTGGTCTCGGTCGTTGACCGTCGCCACTTCGAATACCGGCTTTCCGGGCCGCGTCATTGCGCGGAGGCTGTCACCTTTTGACAACTTGATTTCAGGATAAGCAGTGCGATCGACATAGAGAAACGCATGTCCCGCTGCGATCTTCGAGTGAAAGGATCCTGCGCCGTTAACATCGAGCGGCCCGCCCTTTTCATCACCAGTCCGCAAAACTGCGATGATCGACTGCTGCGGCCTGCCGGGATCCGCGACCTTGTTTTTCATCGGCGAAAACCTGATTTCCTCCGCAAACTTCTGGTCAACCGACGACACCACGGCGTCCCGTGCGGCGGCAAATGATGATGCAACAGGCATTGGTCTCTCCGGGTAGGGTTGCGGTCATCCGGCCACCCAAAGGGCGACCGGATGATTGTTCGTGATCAATTGGTGCTGAGCTGCACCAAGCAGTCAGGCTGCTTGCAAATTGCGAGCATGTTGGACTGCGATTTCAGTTCGAGGCCAGCGCCGTGATCGAGAACCTTCGTGGAAATGAAGATCGAGCCGTCTTCCTCTTCGGTCGGCGCCTGGTTAACCTGATCAATGTGATAGGCGGGCGCATCGTACGTGCGGAACATCGACTGCGTACCGGCTGGGTAGGCCGTGCCGCTATTGTCATCCACGTTTTTGACAGTCGAAATCTTCCCGTCTTTATCCTTGACCGGTAGACCGCCCTTGTATTCACGCCAGACGATATCACCAAATTCAAAGACGCGGCCCCAGTTGCCGCCGAGGCGCTGACGTTCCAAGGTCGTATGCAGGCCGGAATTCTGCGCCTGCACCCAGAACTTTTCGACGTTGGCATGTGAGATCAGCTTGGAAAAGAACTTGCTATCGACCACGGCTTCAACAGAGCCGACCGTTTCGCCCTTGGTGTTGCTGACGACGTGATCGACAACCTCTTCGCACTTTTCGCGAACCTTCGTTCCCGCCGTTCCAAGCGCGAACTCGACCACCTTCTTTTCGACGCCGAACGTCTCGTAAAGATTGTAGAGAGTGCGCAGCTTGCCGTCCTTGATCTCGCCGCGCAGCATGCCAAGTCGCAGAAACTCGCGGGTGATGGCATGGTTTTTGCGGATCGTCACAAGCTTGCGCTCAAGTTCGGCATCCAGCGAGCGCGGGGTTATCTCGCCGCCGACGACTTCGAGCAGGCCGTCGATATCGCCAACGAGAATGCTTTCAAGATGTACGAAATGCGGGATTGCAATTATGAAGCCGGTCTGAGTGTCGTCGCCATTCACTTCGCCAGGAGCGCCCGGCTCTTGGTGCGACAGGACAACGATCTGACCGTCACGGAAATCGATGCGAACCATGCGGGAGCGCTTCGGTTCGCTTGGCGCGAGATTGAGCGCGTTAAGAAGGCCGAACGTATTCGGCAGTTTGTTGACCTCTTCGGAAAGCTCAACGTTGGTGTAGGGAAGCAAAATTTCCATTGCGGAGTGATCCTTGAAAAATTGCGCAGGAAGTCGCATCCCGCGCACGCAGGCGAAAAGAGCCGGCTATGGGTGAAAGGGGGAGTTAGGTACGCAGGATGAGGCCGAGGCGGTCCGCCATGTCCTCAATGGCCGCAGACTGCTGGTCGGCAGTTACGCCTTCAGGCCACACAATGGAGGCGCGGGCGAGAACCGAGAAACGGCGAGAGTAAAGCAGGCCGTCGACTCGGTCCGCGTCAGCAGCCGCTTCGCAATCCTTCAGGCAGACGCCGTGGACGATCTGGCTTCCGTCCGTTGCAGCCGGGTTCCAAGCGACCAGCTTGCCTTTCTTCGCACCGGCTGGAGCCTGATCAGTTCCGACGATCTTGCCGACCAACTGGCCCATCCTGACGAGGCGGGATTTTCCACCCTCACCGGCGAGCAATGTGCCAACGGCCCGAGAAATCTCCGTGCTGACTTCGTGTTTCAGCAGCGAGGACATACCAGGTGTCTGCTGGAATTTCATAACAGGCAAAATGCCACTCATGTCGTGTTCCTTTCGAGAGGAATTTGGAGGTTCGGTTTAGCGGGTGGCCGCTTACTTCTTCATCTTGGCGACGCGGGCATCCATGCGAGCCGACAGCCCGCCCTTTGCCTGCGGCTTACCACCGCCATTTTCGCGGTTGAGGTCCTGTGCATTCATCATGCGCTTGGGTGGCTGGTACTCCTGCTCGCCACTGGTCTCGGCCTTCGGGGCGAGGGAAAGCGTAGCCTTGGCGGCTTCCACGGTGCTGCCGGAGTTGAAAAGATGCTCGGCAAGCGCTTCGCAGCCCTTGGCCTCGTCCAGCGCCATGATGGCCGCGCGGCGTTCCAAAGCCTCTTTAACGGCGTCAGCCGTGGCGGCAGTTGTGGACGCTGTCAGCTTTGCGACCTGGTCTTTCAGGCCATTGTTTTCTTTTTCAAGCTGCTCGGCGCGCTCTTTGTCGGTCATGGTGGTTTCCTTCGAAGGTTTAGGCGTTTCGGTTTTCGGGGGATGGCTGGCCGTGATCGACCATTTTTTTGTCTTCGCCATCGCAACCAGTTTTTTCGGTGCATTGTCGAAGAGGCCATAATCGAAGGCCGCGACAGGCTTCGATTTCTCGGTTGAGGTCGCGTCGGCGAAACCCTCGGTCACTGCTTCAGCTGGCGTGTACCAACGCTCGGCGATCATGATTTCGCGGCATTCTTCCGGGGTCTTTCCCGACTTGGCCGCGTAGACCCGCGCGTAAGACGTTGCCAAAGCTTCCAGAGCCTCGACTGTCTTGCCGTGTTCGGCTGAGGTGCCGAAGGTGTAGCCGCTCGGATCGTGGATCATCATGACGGAACCTGCCGTCATGGTGACGGTATGACCTGCCATCGCGATCAGGGACGCGGCAGAAGCTGCAATCCCTTCGATGATGATGTTAGTGATGCCAGGGCGAGCAGAAAGCAGGGCGTGGATCGCAGCGCCCTCGGTCGCGACACCGCCGCCTGAATTGAGATGAACGTCCAGTTCGGACTCGCCATCAACTTGCGACAAGGCCACGATGACATCAGTGGCGGTAAAGCCGTCATCGTAATAATAGTCGCCGACATAGCCGGAAAGCCGAAGCTTTCCGTCTTCAAGAATTGCAGCCATTGTGGATTACCTTAGTAGGGGCGGAAACGACCGCTGATAGCGTGCCGCCGTGCTTTTGGTTTCTCGCCGCGCGCAATCTGGCAATTGCGGATGGCCTCGTTCAAGGCGCGCTGCACGTCCGAAAGAGACACGTTCGCGTAGCGCATCATGTCTTGCCCGAAACGGGCTTCCGTCAGCATCTCGCCTGAAAGCAAAGCCTCTTCGACTTTGCGAAGCTTGGCGGCACGATCACACCAATTGATATTCAGGGGGTCATCGACGTCTGCCATTTACGCGACCTCCTTTGCGGGATCACGGTTTCCGGGGGCAGCGGCACCAAGAGGCCCGCCGCCCCCGCCTTGCGACCGGCCAAACGGATGAGGAACGCCTTCGGCATCGAACATTTTCTTTTCGCGTCCGAGCTGCACGATCTGTTCCTCGCCGTTTTTGCCAGCAAGAGCGCACTCGTCATGGAAGGTGGAAATTCCTGTTTCCAGACGAATTTTGACGGCCAAAGCCGCCTTGTAATCATCCGCAGATGGTGCAGCCGGTCCGCTCCACTCGGCCTGATAAACGCTTTCGCGATCACGGCTGAAGGCTGCATATCCACCCTTGAAAGGGATGATCTTGCGGAAGATCATTTCATCAAGCCAGCGCTCGAAAATGCCCTGAAGGAACGGGGCGACAATCCGCGACCGGCGGCGCAGAACCAGCGGCCAGATGCTAGCAACCGCCATCCGAACCGAGGAATACGATGCGTTGGAATGATCCATCGCAAGCGCCTCGTAGGTAATCCCAAGGCAGCGGGCGATTTCCTTCAGCAGACTTTGGAAGAACGGCAGATACTGCGATCCGGGAGTTGCTGCCGTGTGGAACTCGAATGTTTCGCCCGGCCCAAGATGGTTGATGCGTCCGGAATCAGACATCGAAATGCCCTTCTCCTTCAGCGCATCGATCCGGTTGCCCCAAACGTCCATTAGGTCTTGCTGAAGGCCACCGATGTATTCGCCCCAATTGCCGTCAAAGCCTTCGGGCGCATCCATGTCGGAAAGTTTCTGGATGGCCTCAAAAGCGTCGTCGCTCGGCTCCGGGCTTTTGATCGTCGCCGCAAAGATCGTTTGCATCAACGCTGTTGCCAGCGTTGCGTCCGCGAGCTGATCTGATTGCGCGATAACCTTCAGTGCAGGTGTCAAAACCGAGATGCCACGTGGGCTGTTGAGGTTGGCCGCACGATCCATGACATGGATCACGTCAGCGCCATCAATAATCCGATCGGACTCGATACCGTTTTTGCGCACCCGGAATTTGTAGCCAATCGCCCGGTTTGCTTCGTCGTGGTAGATGCCTTGATCGAGACCGATGCTCTCATTCGTAGAGCGGGGGCAGCGATGCGAGGCGATCAATGAAACCTTCAGGCCCGTCTTGAGGCCGAGGCGTTGTTGCTCATCGAGAGGAAGCTGATCGAGAACGCCGAAGCCTTCACCGGAAGCAAGATAGCCGAGCAGAAGCGCTTCGGCCATTTCGGCAATCGTTGCCTTGCCTGCGAGATCGCATTCCTTCGGGTTCCACGCCCAGCGCCGCCATTCCCTTTCAACCTTCCGGCACCATGCCGCAGCCTGCTTCTTTGTGTAGCCGAAGGCTTCCAGTTGGGACCGAAGGTTGAGCTTCAGCTCGTCACCGATGGTATCGGTGATGATCTGTTGGACCGCGCCCGAAATCCACCCGCTGTTTTGCATGAAGTCAAAGGCCAGCGCCGAGGCTCGCTCGGCAGACTCTCTAACATCATTGCGGGCATCACGCGTGACCGCGCGGCGCATGGCAAGGGTTCCTGCCTTGTCGCCGCGCAGATAGCGTGCCGTCATCTTGCGCGCCTGCGGCTTGTGGGCGACCGGCGCTTCGATACGAACTGAATTCGCTTTGACGCGATGGCGCGGTTTCTCGCTCAAGAGTATGACCCCCAACGTTTGCGCTGACGCGGCTTGGCCGAGCCCTGCGCTGGTTTCGGTTGCTTTTGCTTGGTGAAGGGGCTTTCGTCAGCCAGGTCGAATAGATCATCGATCTTTTCCGGCTCGCCGTGCAGATCGCGGATGAGATCGGCCCAGCGGTCCGTTGTCAGGCGGCGCTTGTTTTCGAGATGCCAAGCCAGCGCATAGGCATAAACGGTCACGTCCCACCAGTCGTTTTTGCGACCGTTGATCTTCTTCCATTTTCGCCCAGCTTTGGGATTGACCAGCTTTTTGGATTTGCGCTTGAGGCTCGTTCGCGCCTCTTCCGCTTCATCCACCAAGCGTTCCGCCGTCAGCTCTTCGGCAAACTCATTGTCGCAAAGGTTGGCTGCGAAATGGATCGTGCCGCGCGGCCACTGCCTATCCTCGCCGACGCCCTGCACAAGATTGGCAAGCGCCGCTGCAACAGCGGTTTTCACATCGTAGAGGCCGACCGGGTAAAGCAGGACTTTCGCGATCACGCGGTTACGCTGATCTTTGATATCCTGTTTCTTCGGCGTTCCGAGCCACGGCAAGCCGATAGGCTCGCGGCCATCGAGAGCAAGCACGTTCGGGCGACCGGCGCAGAACCGATAAACACGGTCCGTCGCCCAGCCGGTATCGACGCCTGAAATGTCCAAGCCCTTTTCTTTCCCGCTCGGCGTGACGTAGGTCCGCGAAAGCGCGTCAGAAAGCTTGATCCAAGGTTCGTCCGATTTGTCAGGCGACCCCTCGAAAACTTCACGGTCGATAAGGCAGTGCTGCCCGCGTGGGCCGACAGCAAAGACGCCCCACTTGATGCCGTAGCCCTGAACGTCAGCAGCGGACACAAGCAAGGCCGTCCATTCTGGAATGACATTGTTTGGGATGCCCGCATTGCGCGCGGCCTCGACGATTTTCTCATAATCGATTTCCTCGCCACCCGGATCGTATGGCTCCGCCAAATCCTGCTGATAAAATGTCTTCAGCTTCGTGGTGTTGCCTTCAGCATCCTTCCAGCGCTTCCAGATTTCCGCCCACTTTTCGCGCGGCGCATATGCGGCCCACAAATGATAGCTCGGTTGCCAGTCGCGGCATCTACCTTCAAGCGGTGGGCATAGCCACGTCGCAAGATCGGCGGGAGCAATGGCAAGCGGAACCGGATCGGCGTCTTCAGGAACGCGGCGAGCGATCCAGTGCGCCTTTTCCTCCATGGCGCGCTTGTGGCCGTCGAGGATCGGCTCATCGCAACCGAGACAGCGCATATGCACCGGCAATCCGCGCTCGGCGTCCGGCCCGCGCATCATGTCGAATTCAAGCGCCTGATAGGTGCCGCAGTGCGGGCAAGGCATGTAGCGATACCGCTGGTCGCCCGCTTCGAAGTCTTCGGTGATGGCGCACTCGCCAGCAATGCCCGGTGTCGAGCCTTGCCATTCTTTGGCTAGATCGCCGTACATCTTTTGACGCGCTCGCGCCTGATCACGAGGGCTACCGCGACCGTCAACGTCTGCCGGGTAGCCAGTCACCTCGTCCATCGCAAGATACTTGATGGACACCATCTGCAAGCCCTTGGAAGAACCTGCATTGACGATCTGGCAGAAGCCACCGGCATAGCGCTTGAACGCGGACGTGCTGCCCTGTTCGTCGCGGCTGTTTACCGGCATCACCTTGTGCGCGATCCGAGGCGATACCTCGATTGTCGGCTGCAATTTGATGCGGTTGAACTTGGTCGCTTCTTCAAGCGTCGGAAGCACGATCATCATCGAGCCGGGCGCTTGATCCACGATGTAGCAGAACCAATTCTCAATCGCGGTCGATTTGCCGAGCTGCGCTGCCCACCGGCATGTGACGCGTCGCGCGGGATGATCCGGATGCAAGCAGTCCTGTGGTTCGCGCAGATACGGCACGCGATCTGTCAGGAAGTCACCAGGCCACGGCGAGCCGGATTCAGGTGACACCTTTCGATAGGCGTCAGAGAATTCGCTGATCGTTAGGTCTTCGGTCGGGCGGCTCGCCGCTGCCATACCGCGAAACAAGATCGCCGCCCCGTGGGCAAGCTCTGGAAATCGCGCTCGAACGTCGTGAACCGTCACTGCCAAGCCCGCCCTCAATTCTGATCACTGGACGGTTTCGACGCCCTCCGCTTGGCGCTTTAGCGCCTCAAGCTGCTTTGTGATCTGTTCGTTAAAGGTAGCCAGTCCGAGCTTTGCGAAGCCTTTCAGCGCCAGACGCACAGTGCGTTCGTCCCAGCCATACTTGAGCGAGAGCGTTGCAGCTTCAGGCTCGATGGCGCGCTCGAAAGAACTTTGCATTAGCGCCACGGCATCGCGCCCAGCCTGATCGACTTCATCAACAACGGTCAATTCGCCTCGCCGCTTGGCAAGGTCCATTTCCTTTAGCTCCGCATCGGCCAACGCTTTACGAGCATTGCCATCGGCCTGCGTCTTGTTGCGGAAATTCCCTGTCCCGTTTCCGCCCTCGAATGATGGCGATGGGCTGGGCGCTGCGCTGAAGAGCGTAGCCGGGGCGGAACGAATGCGGATGTTCCCCGAGCGGTGATCAACGAGGGCTGTGTAATCGACCTTATTGGACTTTCCATCGCCGCGCAGCGGCAAGGCTTCCGCGTGCTGCTTCAGGTAACGCGAGAGCGTTGAACGGTCTACCTTGTCGCCGTCACGTGTAAGTCGCGCCGCCGCCTCGGTGATGGAAACCCAATCTTCATCCATCGGATTTCATTTCCTTCACAGCATCGGCAATGACTTTGTTAGCGAGCCAGTCGGATTGGACTGGTCCGTCTTTGTCTGCCGTTTCTACGCGGGAATAATTTTCCCCAATGAGCCTTACCTCGCATACGACCTTTGAGCTGCCGGGTGAGAAGCTATGCAAAAGGCGAGCACCACGAATGAAATCCGTAGCCGCGTTTCCATGCAGGTCCATCCGAAACCACCCGTGCAAGCGTGCGTGCAGTGTGCGTGTATGCGTGTACCGCTTTTCGAAAGTGCAACTAGGCAAATCCCGCAGTACCCCTGTCCCGTATGGTGGTTTTTCCCCGATTACGGTCCCTAAATGGGGGGGGTGGGGGTAGGTTGTTGCGATTGTGCAACGGCCCATGGGGCATGGGGTATACAGATCCCGGATTTCGGTCGCAGGGCAGCAGGTAAGCGGCCATAACTTTTCTGTATTTCCTACGGCACAAGTTTGTTCAAGACGGCGATAACCCTTTGATCAAGCAGCGGAGCCGCAGTTCGATGGAAGGCTTCGACCGTTGCGCCTTGCGACATTTCAACCGGGATGAATACGCCTGACCGAGCGAAGGTAATTTTGCTGCCCGATTTGTTAAGTCGGTAGTAAACATGGCCGTTGAACTTCGGGACAGCCTTGCGATTGGGAAACACGCCACCACGCATGAAACTTCCGGGATACAGCGTTGCTTTTCCGAACGGCCTTGCGACGACACCGGCTGGTGTTTCCTTTGGGCGCAGATATTTGAGGCGGATGTTCCCGCCTCGCGTGATCATGTCGTAGACGTATCGACCGGGCCGAGCGCCAAGCGGATTGCCGATCGCCTTCACGATGACGGCGCGGGGCAAGCCGGTTTGCTTCGTCAGAGTGCGGATAACAATCGTTTTCGAGCGATTGCCGACTTGGTTGACGATCCGGGGGAGGACTTTAGGAAACTTCGTGTTGAGAGCTTCGAGCCGCTTACCATACTTGGCAAGGTTTCTATCGGCCCAGCGCATGTTGATGATGCCTGTCATGACCGAGCCTCCGGGAAAACAAACCCCATACAAACGCAAAAGGCGACCGGTTAAGGTCGCCTCTTGAACATAGCTTGCGCACTGGCCTCGAGTCGAAGTCTCAAACGAGACCGCCGAGGCTGGGTTTCCGATCGCTTCGCCCTGTAACCTGCTGGTTAGCTCTGGCAGCGTCTAGCGCTGGCATGTGAGGGTTTACGCATCGGAAGTGGCCGTTGACCGAATGACTCTCACAACTTCTGGAGAAACGCAAGATCAATTTCCACGTCATGGGCAAACTCGCCATACCCTTCGACACACACGTTTACGCGTGGATTTCGACCGCTCTTAACCCGCACCACGACGCAGTTGCTGCCCGCGAACAGCCCATGCGTGATATACGCCCTCTGCCCCTGCCCGATCGAGCGATCGACCGGCATGCGCTCGACGTTGACAGCCTCAAAAACCCTCTGAAAAACAAGCATTTGCTTTTCAGGGATTTCCGTATAGCGCACCCCATCACCGATGAAATCGACCACGCCTTTTACCTGCTTGATGGCATGAAATGCGGCGGCGATCGGCAGCATCCGAACGAAAACGTAGCCGCCAAACACGGGCCGCTCACTTACGATCTTCACGCCCCTTTTGATGGTTTGGCACTGCTCGCGCAGAACAAAAACCTCAACACCGGCTGTGGACAATTTGCTTTCGATCGTGAAGTCGGCACCACCTGAGACCGAAAAGCAGAACCACCGCGCATCATTTGGTGTCGCTTCGAATCGCACGGCCTTGGCAGGTTCAAGCATCATTGCGTACAAACGTTCCTCTCTTGTCATTCGCGATCGGGCGAAGTCCGATATCTCTTTCGTGGCGCAAGCCCCTGCCTGCAAACCTGATTTCTTTCCCCGCATTTCCTGTCAAACCTTGCTCATCTGCGTTTCTACTTCTGCTAGCGCGGCCTCAACAGCCGCATCTAAATTCGTCACCCCGAGGTCAACCGCTGGAAAAGGAAGGTAGTTTGGCGCGAAGGTGAACCACGGCCAGCCACGCCGCCCGTGAAGGCGCGACCAGGCCGCGTAAAGGTCGCCATCTTTCTTGACCGGCTTGAACGCCTCCGAAATCGCACAAAGCGCGGTCGGGCATTTATGTGGCCTGCCCCTCTTCATATCGGCCATCATGTCATTGACGTTCGGCCAGCCATGGACGGCCAGTTTCTCAAGCCGGATTTCCTCTTGTGTCTTGTCGGTCCGGTTTCGGTCAAAAGCCGTGAAGACGACATTGCCGGTCGGCGGCTGCAAGAGCATCGAGAAGCGTGTTGCCATCCAAAGCGGGCTGAACGACTTCGCGTCGACCAGCTCCGGACGCTCGGCAACTTCGATAGGAACATTTTCCCACGATCTATCTCGCAAGTAGTGGGCTGGGCTGGAAAGCTTGCCCTTTCCCGACCATCGCAGGAAGGCAGGCGTTAGCCGTATGCATTCCCGCCTATCCTCTTCCGTCAGTCGATACCAAATCTTCCGGGCCTCAGAATCGCTGAAATTGGAGAAGCCCGGATAGGTCACCAACCATTCCAGGAACTGCTTTCGCATTCTCACCTTGTTGGTCACGGCGTCCGCGCCCCCGCTCGCGTTTTTATCTGGAGTGGTATTTGGAGAGGTCAGTGGAGAGGTATTATACGCGGGGAAATCCGCCCCATCTGGCGGGGGTGTGTCGCCCCATCTGTTGGGGTCCGTCTCCCCGGCACCCTCACCCGCCCCATCCGCTAAGTCGGCATCCTCACTGGCAGCATCAGGCCAGCGCGCGATATAGGACTTGCGTTGATGTTGCGGACCGGTCCACCCGGCAGATTGGATAACAAGCCAGCCACGATTTTCCGCAATAAGAAGATGCTCGCGCACCGTCTTGCGGTAGCGCCCGGTCTTTGTCGCCAAGTCGTCAATAGACGGAAAACAGCTATCGCCGTTCACGCCCATGAATTCGGAAAGCGCCTGCAGGACTTGGCGCGTCGTCGGCGGAAGATCGCTTTGACCTATCGACCGACGCCAGCGCCAGACCCGCGATTGCTCTTTTTTTGTCTTCACCTCGTTCATCGTTGGCCTTGCCCCTGCCCTTTCCATGTCTTGAAATCGTTGCGCATCGCGAAGAACGCCCGCTGCGCACGCTCCTCCTTCATGAGTTGCCTTTTGCTGGTAATGCCGAGCAGCCGCTTCATTGACTCGTCGGCCTCGTCGATCGTGTGGATAGGGTGCTTGATCGTCCCGTCACGCCTCTCGAGGAAGCGATGAAATTCAGGCTTGTTGCACAGGATTGCCGCTTCCGCCGCAAAGTCGCCGTCCTTCAGGTTTTGCGGCCCAACGATCTGCTTTTGGAGATCCTCGTAAGCGACCTTTGAACGCCGACGCGTCCGAAGCAAAAGAAAGAGCGTGTCTAGCGCACCTGTCAGAAGCTCCAATTCGTCAGGCGAAGCCTGATCGTGAATGGTGCAGACAATCGCGCGCCCTGTTTTTGCTCTACGCACCACTAGATGCATGCCAGCGTCGTCCTGTTCGATCTGCCAGACGTCGCCCTTCAATCTGTCCGCTATCCCTGCCAAGAGCATCAATCGTGCTTTGTCTTGCGCTAATGCTGCATCTGTCATGCGGCCACCGCCTGCACGGCCAAATGGCCGCAGTTGGCGGCGGCAAGCGCTCTTGCCACGGGCGGGCATACGCTGTTGCCGACACAGGACACTTGCACATCCTTGGAGAACGGCACCCAAACCGGACCGCCATTGTGGCCGATCTGCGAGCGGTCATAGTAGCCGTCGATCTGGTAATCAGTCGGGAAGCCTTGCGCGGTGTACAGTTCGCGAGGCGTGAGCATTCGCATGCCGATATCGACCACGACGAAGGTCACTCCGTCGATTTCGAGCGTCACAAACTCGCGTTCGTCCCAAAGCCCGAAGGATCGGAGGAAATCGGCCACCTGCCGCGCCCGAGCTGCTTGCGCTTCCGTAAATGGCGGAACATCGAGCGTCGCCTCGACATGCGCGTGACGATCGTTGCATGTCGCCGTCCGCATAGGGGTGTCGTAAGCTGCACCCTCACCCGTTCCATAATAGGCTTGCATGTAGGGCGTTATCAGCCGCGTCTTGCCCTGCCCTTCCGGCATCACAGTGCCGCATGGCTGGTCCATCCCGTGACCCGTCGATGTGCCGAAGTCTCGCGCCACATAGGCGGAAACAAGCTGCTGGTGGCTTCCTGTTTGGGTGATCGCGGAAAGCGGCGCATTGGCCGACCTTCCCGGATTGACACCACCAATGCGCCGACTGTCGCTATTGTGCTGCGCCATGTAGGCACAAAAAACGCCGTTCTGATCTTTGCTACTTGCCGTGACGGTATGCGCTGGCTTTTCAACGGAGCGGCTTGCCCCGCCCTGCTGTGCGTATGTCAAAACCGGAGCGACGACGGCATGCTTGATGCTTCCGGCCACCACTGTACCTAGCGGCTGATCGACGCTCATGCAGCGCGGTGCTTGCCCCAGCCGCTCGCCATATCCAAGCTGTACCAGGTAGGGCCGTTTCGCCTTCAGGACGAAGCGATCGAAACCACGCGCGACCCGTGCCATGGAATTGTACGCCAGCGGACGCTTGGCAACGAGGCCATGCTTTTCCTTAATCTCAACGGCGCTATCGAAGATGCTGGGGCAAGGCAGGCTGTAATCAATGCAATCGCCAACGATCCGCCAAGGTAGCTTGCGACCGGCGATAACGTCCGGATCATCCGGGCAGCCATGGGTCGGCGTAGGCCAGACGATCGGCTGACCATCAAACCGGATCACAATAAACAGCCGCTTTCGAATAGTCGCCGCGCCGAACTCGTAACCACGCAATTCGCGGCTTTCCATCTTGCCGCCAAGCTTCCGGATTGCCTTGCACCATCTGCGGTACTCCTGACCTTTCCTTTTGGGGTCAGGCATCAACCCACGTGGCGTTTCGATCAGCGGCCCGTAATCCTTGAACTCCTCGACATTTTCCATCATGACGACATCGACCTTGCCGCCGCTCTTCTGGATCCGCTCTATCCAGCCGGGAATAATCCAGCACAGGTCACGAATATTGCGCTCGACAGGCTTGCCGCCCTTCGCCTTGCTGAAATGCTTGCAGTCTGGCGAGAACCAGGCGAGCCCGATATGCTTGCCCCGCAGATGGTCGAGCGGATCGACCTTATAGACGTTCTCAGAAAGATGGATCGTGGCAGGATGGTTAGCCGCATGCAGCGCCAGCGCCGCCGCATTGTGGTTGATGGCGTAGTCAGGAGAACGACCGAGCGCTTGCTCGATACCAGTAGACGCCCCGCCGCCACCAGCGAAACTGTCAATGATGTACGGCAGGCCATGTGCGTTAAGTGCGGGCGTCGCAGCCAGCAGGGTGCTGGCAAAGAGTGCGCCGACGTGAGCGTTCATACCGCACCGCCTTCAGGCGCACCGGCCTGGTTGCCCCAAAAGTCCCATTTGCCGTTCAGCCGGATATCACCAGCGGCAAGACTTTCTTTGCGCTGGAATAGTTCGAGCTTGCGCAGATCCGGCCAGAGCGCGTCGATCCGCTCGGCAAACCAGACGGGCTTGCGGCTGTGGTCGCTCTTTACTTCGGAATAAAGGCTATCCGGTTGCGTTCCCTCTGCCGGGGCAAGCGAGATATCCCCGCGCTTTCCTATCAACAGGATTTCATGGCGATCGCGAACCCACCGGCCCATGCCGATGTGAACCTTGTCCCAAGCCATGCAGGTGACGTATTGGAAGCCCCATGCTTGCAGCACGGTGATGCCATCCACCAAGCGGTTCGCCGTCACCCAAAGGTATAGAACCGCGTCGCGCGTGAATGGTGATTTCTCGCCAGCGCACAGCGCCGCGATTTCTTCAACCGTCATGGAAGGGTATTTCAGCCCCTTGTCCTGACCGGTTTCGTCGCTCCAAGCTTCCTGCTTCCATGGCGGATCTGCGTATCCGATAGCATAGGCGGCACGAGGCATTTCGGCAGATGAGCGCCGCCCTTGTTCGGCGATCAGCCCCACCATGCGCAAACGGGATTCGCGGCTGCTGGCACGCTCTGCCGTGCGAACAACCTTGTGTTCGGCCTTCACTGCCTTGTCAGCAGCCAGAAGCGCACGGACATAGCTTTCTTGCGCCTCAGCGGTTTCGATCTTCGAAAGGTGATCGAGTGTCACGCCATTGTTGTGACGCGTCCCGATGAGCTGCTGAATAACAGCCTTTGAGATTTTCTCGCCACGCGCTACGTCCCGTCGGATAGACCGCTCATCCCTACCGGTCGCTTCCGCAGTCGCGACGGCAAAAGTCTTGACGTCACGGACAACTTGTCCGCCACGTCCCAACGCCGCATTAGCCGCTCTGGCCTGTGCGACACCCTTTGCGGTTTCGGGAAACTTGATCAGGTGCAGTTCCTTGCGCCGCGCCATAAACAACGCCCGCTCGGCAACACTCAGATCCGATCGGATCAAGTTTTCGTCGATTTCCCATAGCTCACGGTCGGTCTCGTCCCCCAGCTCGTGGAAGCAAAGGATGCTGGACATTCCAAGACGGGTGCAGGCTTCAAGGCGATGACCGCCAGCGCTCAAACGAACGGCGTCATCATCCTCTTTCCCGAAAACCGTGATCGGCGTTTTGAGGCCGACGCTACGGATGGAATCCATGAAGGAAAGCACTTTGGCTTCGTCCAGGCTGCGCAGCCTGTCGCCCACCACGATTTTTTCAATGCGTCTAGCAATCGCTATTTTCTTTTTCGGTTCGAGGGTCATAGCTCACCCATCGTTCGAACATAGCAGCCGTGGTCGATCGCCTTCAGCGTTGCGCTCACCTGCGCAGCGGTTCGACCGCGCTTCAGGTGTGTTTCAGGCGTAAGCGGGTTAAACTGAAAAGCCGCGCTGGACATGGCGCGGCGAACATCGGCGGGAAGAGCATCAAAGCGGCGCATCAGCGCGGCCTTTTCCGGCAATGGCGGCGGCAGGCGATCGGGTCCATCCATCAGTGCGCGCCCCGCAGTTTTGCCAGATAGGAGACGCCGCGCGGCGTTGTAGTGACGATTAGACGCTTGCCGTCCCGCTCAATCTTGCAATAGCCGGCACTCTCACAGGCCTCGGCGCGCTGGCGATGAAATAGCGTGACAAGCTGCATGCGCCCGCCCATCGTAGTTTGGAGAGTGCGCAGGAAGGCACGGTCGCGCTCTTCAAGCGGAACGGTGATAACTTGAAATGATTGACCGGGTGCGGGCTTCATTCGTCACCGCCGATCATCATTGCATCGAGCTTCGAAAGCGCCTGTTTCGCCGAGGCGATCCGCTTGCGGATTTCCTTACGCTCCAAGGCGTCAACGTGACCGTCTTCGAAAGCCTTGCCGACTTCATCGACCACATCGTCGAGGACGCGATCGAGCTTCAGAAGACTGAGAGGGCAGAGCTTGACTTCCATTCCCTCACGAACATCGATCGACACCAGGCCGTAACTCAACTCGCGGGCCATGGTGGTGAGTATGAACGGGTGCGCCGATCGGCGATCCAACTCGACGGCCAGATCCACCCGAATGAAGTTGTCTTTCCATTGATCGGCGGGCGAAGCGTACTTGGAGAGCGGGGCAATGGTGACGCCGAGCAGGTCCGCTGCTGACGAGGTGCCGCCTACGGCATCATATGCCGCCTGCGTATTGGCCTTGAGAGCCGCGTGGAAGATAGGAGAATTTTGACGCACTGAGAGACCCCACACAAAAAGCAAGGAAAGAAATTCGGGAATTGATTCCGTGAAAACCGCTTCGAAGCGGCGTACTCAGATGGCCGTCACCACAACGCAGAGGCCATCACATGCAGACGAACGAAAGTTACCCGCGCCGGACAAATCAGCATGTTCCGTCTCGGCGCGGGCCGCAGCAGGCCGGGAGGAAAGGCCGCGCGATTGGAAAGAAAGCCGCAAAGGTGCGCGTACACCCCTGCGGCCCGACTGGCGCAATGCGGGTGTCACAGCACCAGGCTTTGAAGCGTCGAAAGTTTTCATTCCGCAGCCTCCAAAGGAAACAGGTCGGAACGGTGGGTCTTCAGCCATTCCAGACGCTGGTCATGCATATCGATCACGCCAACACTGTCCTCCGTGACTGATCGAATGCGTTCAACAAGATGAGCGTCGGCACGGTTTTCACCCTCTTCATAGCGCTGATAGGTTCGCGGCCTCTCGATACCGAGAAGCGCCGCCATGTCAGCAAGGGTCTTTCCGCGCGTGTGTCGCCACTGCTTCAATCTCATGGCCGGGAATATGTCGATAAACGACAATAAAAGTCAACAGCTTTAGTTGTCGATTATCGACATATCCTATTTGTCGAAAATCGCTATAAAAATACCATGTCAAATCAAATCAAAAAAATCCGGGAAATGGCTGGCAAGACGCAGGCGGAAGCGGCTGCGGTGCTTGATATTACAACCGAAAATTATAACCGGCTTGAAAAAGGAAAGACGCAGATAACTCTTTCCAAGCTGGAGAAATTGGCCGAGTTTTTCCACAGGCAACCCGCAGAACTCATCGCGAGCCATGGTAACGTGAGGACGGTTCGAGTACGTCAACACGTCCAGGCGGGCGAATGGGCCGAATCGTTGATCTGGGAAGATGATGACTGTTACGATGTGATCGTGCCGAACGATCCAGAGTTTCAAAACGTAATGCTTTATGGCGCGGAAACGCGCGGACCATCAATGAATAAGCGATATACCGAAGGCGCAGCGGTAATATATACCGACATTATCGAAACCGGAGAGTCGCCGGTTCCGGGTCGCCGCTACATCGTAGAGCGCGAGCGCGCAGACGGAATGCGCGAGGCGACAGTTAAGACGTTATACAAGGACGACGACGGGAAATTCTGGCTTCTGCCAGAGTCGACAGATCCTCGGCATCAAACCCCTATCGACCTAAGCGGCGGTGATGGCGATATCGTCCGTATCGTCGGAAGGGTGGCGTTCTCGGTCCAGCGCGAGAGCTAAAGCAGTCCGAATCAGCAACTAAATTTTTTCCCCGACCTATGTCATTGAACGACATAGGTCTTTTTTTGTTCTGATCATATGTTGTCGAAAATCGACATATAGCCGCTTGACTTGTATTGTCGGTTATCGACATATTCACGCCGTCCCGTTCCGTTGAAGCCCTCGCGGATTGGGATTCCCCCGGATGGGCGGCGCACCCCTCATGTGACATGCCGCCCATCCACCCCCGATCAGGATGGAGTACGGCAATGCAGATCCAAAGCGCCAACGACAGCGAACTGAAACAGAACATGGCAGACGCAATCCGACGCGTCGGCGAAGGTTGCACGGTCACTGACTTGCGGCAGTGGTTCACCGAAGCGGAGATCGCCCGAATGGGAGACGCGGCAAGCGCTCGCGCCCATGAAATGCAAGTCGAAGAAAATCGCGAAGCGGCTTGAGCCCACCGCTTCCGGTTTCCGCACCTTTCGCCTGCGCAGGCCGGGTGCGGTTTCCCGAAGTGGAGCAGCCAGTGGCAAAGAAATCCGTGAAACATTCCCCAAAACTTAACCCACCCAAAGCGCGGCCTGAATGGCAACCGCGCAAGGAACAGTTTCGCGTGGGTGGCGTCGGCAAGCCAGTCAGCCTGCCCGCCATTGGCATGTTTCAGGCAGAGCAAAAGGCCGCGGATAAATGACACCAAGCCCGACCGCGAAAGCGCTCTACCGCGTCATCTATCGCGACGGCTCCACCATCACCACGAAAGCTAAATCATCGGTTCAAGCTGGCGTCAACGCCGAGCGAACCAAGCGTGGCGCGATCAAGGAAATCAAGTTTCTGAGGAAGTTGAACCATGGGTGAGAAAACGAACATCAGTTGGTGCGATCACACGTTCAATCCATGGATTGGCTGCACCCGAATTTCTCCAGCCTGCGACGGTTGCTATGCGGCTTTCATGATGGAAACCCGATATGGCCGCGCCGAGTGGGGCGGACCAGGCAAAGGCAACGGCACCCGCGTCCGTACCAGCGCCAGCAATTGGAAAAAGCCGGTCGCGTGGAACGCCAAGGCTGCGAAGGAAGGCACCCGCCCCTTTGTGTTTTGTTCATCCCTTGCCGACGTCTTCGATAATGTCGTCGAGGAGGAATGGCGCCGGGATCTATTCGACCTCATCCGCGCTACCCCTCACCTTGTCTGGCTGCTGCTGACAAAGCGCCCTCAGAACATCGCGAAGATGGCGGAGAAAGTTGGTGGCTTGCCGTCTAACGCCGCGATCGGCACGACGGTGGAGGACCAAGAGCGCGCGAACTCAAACATTCCGGCGCTGTTGAGAGCCAAAGAAGCCACCGCGCCCGCCTTTGCCTTCCTATCATGCGAACCCCTGCTGTCGCACATCCAGATTGCCGAGTACCTGCCTAACAAGCTTTGGGATGGCCTGCCGTCATGGAAACAGCCAGAAATCGATTGGGTTATCGCAGGAGGCGAGACCGACCAGGGCGACCATAAAGCGCGCCCTACTCATCCGGGCTGGTTACGGAGCCTGCGAGACCAGTGCGCAACGGCGGGCATCCCTTTTCACTTCAAGCAGTGGGGCGAGTACGTCCCGCAGCTCGGCTCTGTCAGTCTTGATGATGACGGGGAGGTCAGCCGTTACGACTGGATGGAATGGACCGGCGAAGGCTGGGAGCATTGGCATAAGCCGATGTGGTGCGACGACCTAGATCCGGAACACAGCATGATCCGCGCAGGCAAACACAAGACAGGCCGTTTCCTCGACAGCGCCGAACACGATGCGCGCCCTATCGTCGCCACCCCCCATTCAACATCGACCGCAGCCTGAAAGGCAACACGATGACCGAAATAACGCATGTGCCAGAGAAGTATGTTGATGAGGTTTCGGCCAGAACAAACGTTTCTCATGACGCTTTTATCAAGCGCGACGGCGCGGGCTGGAAGCTCTGCCCCGCCGATCCAGATGAAGCTGAGGACATCGAGTCCTTTCCCCATGTGACGTTGACCCATGGCGACATCGTGCTGTTTCACTCTTATCGCCACCTCGGCGAATACGAGCTCGATGTTGCCGAGGATGGCACATGGAAGGTCGCGCCGGAACCGCCCTGCTACGCGAACAGCTTTGGCCTTCCTTGGTACTGGGAAAGCATGACGCACAATATCCCCGATCTGATTGAGCACAACGGCGACGAGATCAAGCCAGGATCTAAGGTGGAGATTGAAGCCTGGTGGTGGTCTGACAGCGCGGAGCCATGGCAATTCACCGTCGAAGGTGAGACCGCCCGCTTCGTCAAGGTCGAGGGCCGGGCATGACGGAGACCGCAACGCAACTCGAATGGCATGCCCTGTTTAGTGACGGCGGCGAAGGCATGCCGTGGATGGCTTATGTCGAAGGTCATCACGACGTCTTTGCGCTTGCACAGACCGCCGAGGCCGAGATCCGCGCTGCGTTCCCGCATCACCTGACCGAGGTTAACGATTGCCT